TCCAATGGAAAAATCATGGGTATGCACACTACGCGCAGACGAAGCAAACAACGAAGTTGAGTTACGTCATGCAAGCCACGAAGATATGTTTAAAGCAATTCGTGAGGCAATCGCAGATCGTGAAGAATACGCAGCTCAGTGGGAAGGCGAGAAAGACGCATACATATATGAGCAAGAAGCAGAACTCGCAGCGTTGCGTTATGCTGAAGAGCGTTACGATCATATGGGTGGATATGATTGCCCAGTTGAAGCTGGTTACGAAGCAGCATTTTAACTAAACAGGGGCGGCTTTCAGTCGCCTCTTTCTTTTTTAACAAACTTCCTGTAGTCTCCAAATATCCCTGACAGTTGCATTGGGCGACTGACAATAGCCAAGACAGGAGATCAACATGGCTACTTCAACTTTTTCTGGACCAATTAAGGCTGGAACAATCAAAGCAACAACTGGCACTACTGTTGGCGAAAACGTAGTCAATGTTGGTTTTGCAGTTATGGCTCAATCTGTTGTGATCGATATCACAGGAGCAAGCCACCTAAACCAAGTTTGTGCAACAGTTCCTGCAAACTCACAGATTATTGACGTTATTCTAAACGTCACAACTGCAAACGATGACACAGGAGCGGCCACAGTTTCTGTTGGTACTGCTGATGATGGTAACGCATTCATCGATGGTCAAAACGTAAAAGCAGTTGGCACAACACGCGGAACTCTGGACACAGAGGCAACTGACGTTGGCACAACCGACCTTCAGGTTCTGGCTGACTTTACAGGCGCTAATGGAGATGGAGCTGCTGGTGCGGCAACAGTAACTGTGATGTACTTGCAGAACAACAATCTTTCATAAGGAGGAAGGCCAATGGCTGATATTTCCTCAGTAAAGAAGCTAAGTGATAGCACCAGAGAGGCAGTCTTCGCTTTCCAATATCAATACGTTGATACTGGCGACGAAAGTGCTGTTCTCAAGATTGATGTTTCCACACTTGCTCCCAACGCGAATGGCGAGCCTTGCACGGCTGTTCGTATCATCGAAGGATGGTGGGTCATTAAAAGCATGACGGTGCGCGTGTTGGCAGATGCTGACACAGACATCATTATGATGAACATTGGAGATGATGATATTGGATATCACGATTTCTCAAAGTTTGGTGGCCTTCCTTCAACGAAGTCGTATGGCACAAACCCAACTGGGGATGTGAAGTTTACGACTGATGGAGCTGGTGCTGTGGGCGATTCATATCAACTGGTTCTAAGGGTCATCAAGGAATACTAGGAGTTTTCAATGGCAACTTCAGGAACCGTAGCATTTCGACCAAATGTTGAAGAGATTATCACTGAGGCATTTGAGCGTTGCGGTATTGATACCCAAACACAAACTGGCGATAAGGCTGTGTCTGCACGGCGCAGCCTTAACCTACTCTTCGCTGAGTGGGCAAACAGAGGTATCAACTACTGGGCAGTAGAACAGCAAACACTCACACTGGTGAACGGCACAGCGTCTTACACACTGCCAGCAGGAACAATCGACATCATAAGCGCAGTTGTGCGTGACAGCTCTGGCACAGATACTTCTGATCAAATGATTAATCGCGTATCTATTTCTGATTATAACCAACTGCCAAACAAAGATTCTAGCGGCAAGCCAAGCCAGTATATGCTAGACAAGCAATTCACGCCTGTTGCATATTTCTGGCAAGTTCCAGACAAAACAACATATAGTATGGTTTATTGGGCAATCAGGCAGCTTGAAGATGTCACGGCATCCAATCAAGACGCAGACATACCATATCGTTGGAATGAATGCATTTGCGCTGGGCTTGCAAGCAAGTTGGCAATGAAATTTGCAGTTGAGAAGTTTACAATGCTAAACGAAATGTACGAAAGAGCATTTAGTTTTGCAGCGGCATCAGACAATGATGGCGTATCTCTGAGGGTTCAGCCCACTGCGCTGAATTTATATTAATGGCAAAATACGCAAGAGGCAAAAAATCCCAAGCGATAAGCGACAGAGGTGGCCTAAAGGTTCCATATACGGACCTTATGACCACTTGGGATGGATTGCGCGTATCTCCAGATGACTGGGAGCCAAAACAACCACAGCTAACACCAGCCAAAAATGTTGTTGATGCCACGGCGCTCTTTAATCCGCGCCCAGATAATGATCCTGAAAATGCAGAGGTATTTATAGGGTACAACTTCGACATCTTTACGCCTGTCCAAGATCGCCCTCCAGTGGGCGTACACGGCCTTGGAGTGGTTTCGCATGGGTCTGTGATAGAAATGGACGTTTCGGTCACTGGTGTGGCTGGTACGGGCGCTGTGGGTACTGTTTATCCAAACCCAGCTATCAACCCAGCAGTTGGCACAGGGGCGATTGGTAATTATCAAGTTATCATATCAACAGATGTAAACGTCACCAGTGTGATCGGCACAGGCGCTCTTGGTGTATTTGCCACGGCTACTACTACGGATGGCGTGGCTGGTACAGGCGCAATTGGAACTGAAGTTCCAGAGGCAGAAATCACAGAGACAGGTGTTGCTGGAACAGGCGCAGTTAATCTGCAAGTTATTGAAAGCATACTAAACCCAACAGGCGTAGCTGGAACAGGCGCAATAGGCACAGAAACAGCCGTGTCTGAAATAGACGTTTCAGGCGTTGCTGGTACTGGATCTGTTCATGTTATCGGAACTGGAGCTGGCAGTGACTTTAACCTTATTGTTGGCCCAGTCACTGGTCTTGGCGGTGTAGGTACAACAGGCAACGAAGTAGCAGAAGCTGAAATAAGCGAAACAGGCTTGGCTGGTACAGGGGCAATAGGATCTGTGGATCTAGCAGTAGGTTGGGGTAACAATGCTTGGGGTAACGGAACATGGGGTAATGGGCTATGAATTATACGCAGCTAAAAGCTAACATCGAAAACTTTCTGGAAGATGACAGCGCGGAGCTGACTACTTCCATTGATCAAATCATAGCACAGGCTGAAGAGATGATCTTCCAGCGCCTACCAAACTTGCCTTGCTTTAGGAAAAACGCATCAGCGGCACTGGTGCAAGGCACAACAGATTATACTGTGCCATCTGCGCGAATGATTAGACAGGTTTCTGTCATTACTGCGAATGTAACGTCATACCTAAATCACAGAGTAGATTCATATCTGCGTGATTACTGGCCAAACGCCACAACTCAAGGCGTTCCTGAAATGTATAGCACAAAAACAGCGGCAACTGGCGGCACAACTTTTACTGTTGCGCCCACTCCAGACGCCACAACATCAACTTATCAAGTTGATTATATCGCCCCAGAAACAGGTTTAAGTTCAAGTAACGCGAATACTTGGATTGGAGATAACGCAGAAAATGTGTTATTAGCAGCGTGTCTTTACGAAGCATCAGCCTTTCTTAAAGCTGGAGAAACTTTAGCACTTTATAAGACACAATTTGACGAAGCAGTGCAATTATTTGTACAAGAGATGCAGCGAGACTACGCAGCAGAATATAACGGAGGTTTATAATGGCTATCGCACAAGCAATGTGTACAAGTTTTAAAGAAGACTTGTTTCAAAAAGAACAGGATCTGGATTCAGATACCATCAAGATCGCGCTGTATACTTCATCAGCGTCATTAGGTGCAGCAACAACAGCATATACAACCAGTGGCGAAGTTGCTTCTGGTAATGGATATACAACAGGCGGTGAGACACTTACCAATCCAGTAATTGGCACAAGTGGCACAACAGCGTATGTTGATTTTGACAACCCAGAGTGGACATCAGCATCATTCACAACGGCTGGCGCTTTGATTTATAACGACACAACGGCAGGCAACAATGCCATTGCGGTTCTAAACTTCGGCGGTGACTTTACGGTTACGTCAGGCACATTCCGCATTGTGTTCCCATCACCCGGCGCGGCTGGCTTGATCCGCATCGATTAATAAAAAAGGATAGTACAACATGGCTAGTACCTATGAAAATGACCTTCGCCTCGAAGAAATGGCCACAGGGGAGAACTCTGGCTCATGGGGTACGAAGACCAATACAAACCTCGAATTAATCGCAGATGCGTTTAGTTACGGCACAGAAACCATTGCTAACGCAGATACGACTATTACCATTGCTGATGGTGCGGCTGACGCTGCTCGTTCTCTCGCTCTAAAAATAAACTCCAGTGAAGATTTAACCACCACTAGAGTTGTTACTCTGGCTCCAAATACCACCAGTAAAGTTTGGATTATTGAAAATAACACCAGCGGTGGCCAGACACTTACGATCAGCGCAGGCTCTGGATCTAATATTACTTTGGCCAATGGCAAAACAAAGATTATTGCCACAGATGGCATTGGCGCTGGTTCTAATGTTATTGAGCTTACGCAAGACATCGCAATTGCTGATTTGTTTGTAGATGATGATCTGACAGTTGGTGATGACATCATTATGGATTCTGATGGCGGCATCTTAAAGATTGGCGCAGATGCTGACTTACAAGTAACTCACTCTGGCTCTGCGGGTACGATTACAAACGCTACAGGCGACTTAACACTAGACGTTGCTGGAAGTATTTATCTGGATTCTGATGCGGGTGACATTTTCCTTACTGATAATGGAACAAACACAATACGCTTTAACAATACTGGTGGCACTTTAAATTTAAAAACTAATACATCAGATGCGGATATACAATTTCAAGGCAACGATGGGGGATCAGCGATAAATGCCCTTACCCTTGATATGTCTCAAGCGGGTAGAGCAACTTTTAACGAAGGCATCGTTCTAAAGTCATCAACAGGCGGTGATTTTGGCGTAAACATTAATACTTTATCTGGCGACTCAATGAAGTTGCAAGTTGTTGATACAGGTTCAGCAGGTGCAGCCAATGGAG